AATCTTTCATAGAAACCAATTTAGTTTCCTCATCAAAAACTACTTTTAAATCAAAGAAGAACTCATCATTAATTTCATCTTCTTTTAAAAACTTATTTGCTATAGGTTGTCTACCTAAATCTAAAAACTCTTTCTTCATTTAACTAACTCCTTATTTGTAAATAATAAATCTTTCTGAACTATTGTTTCTCCATCATAGTGTTCGCCAAGACTCATTCTTTCTTCAAAACCAATTTCATTCATATAATCAATAGTCTCTTCAGCTGTTGGTGCGCCCTCATTGTATTCTATAAAAGACACTTCCAATATAATCGCTTGAGCTTTACTAACTAAATCTTTACCACCTTTTAATATATCTATTTCAGAACCTTGCGTATCTACTTTTATAATATCAAATACTGCATCATTTTCAAATAAATTATCTAGCTTTTGTAATGTTACTTTAGTTTCTTGTACCAATTGTGGTATATCCCAATAGTTATGTTCTTTGTAGTAAGAATTACCCTCTGTATGTGGTTTGTCACTTCGGGTGTAAAAAGTAACTTCTCTTTCTTCATCTCCCATCGATGCTATTAGATATTGGTCATTACTAAATCTGATAAGATTTTCTAAAGTTCTTTCGTGTAGTGGATTAGCTTCTATCATCCAAATCGGTACATCTGGCCAAACTCTTTTAGCCCAACCACGAAACTGACCTGAATGTGCACCTATGTCTAAAATAAAAGTGGGATGTATTCCTAATTTATCAACATCCTCTAATCTCATTGTTTCGCCAGCTCTATACGCCATTGTAAATCTCCAATTTCTCTACATCTTCACACACTTTTTTGATTTCATTATAATACTTTCCGTGACCTTTTGCTGGATTAGCACCCCACGGTTTGTGTAATCCAAATGGTGCTTTGTCATCTAATGGATACATATAACCATTGTCTATTGAAAAGTTCAACACATCTCTTACCTTTGGTTTAGTCCTTATCCTATCTGTTACAAAATAATCCTCACAAGGATTTCCACCCCTATCTAAATATGGTTGTAATTCGTTTTTAATTATATCCAACATAAAACTTTTCTTTCTAATTGATAGTCCACCATTCATAACCTTTGAGTAATCATTGTCTAACATATCTAATTGATTTCCCCAATAACCACCTATGTAATCAAAGTGTTCAAAGTCCTCAACTTTATGTTCTGAATTAGGACATAGCATCGTATCACATTCAAAATACAATACAGTTTCACCGACTACCTTATTCCAAAAATCTTCCGTTAGCATAATTTCCAAGCTCGAATCATCAGCAGTTATAGTGTCTATTTCTAAATCATTACAGAAAAAATCTCTGCCACCTAAATATGGATTTTCTGAAATTACTTCATCTATATAATCTAAATTATTAGAGCCGTGAAATATCTGTAAATCCCAATCTTCTGGCAAAACTGACATAACATTATTGAGAACAAAAGGTAAGGCTTTATGTTTTCTCGTTTCTACTATAACTGCTACTTTACTCATTCAAAATCCATAAAAGCTAATGTTGTTGGCCATTTATAATCTTTATATGAGTCCATCCCAACCTGTACTGTACAACTATTCATTCTTTCTCTAATATCAAGCAGCCGTTCTTTCGTTATATGTTTAGTCTCTAATATTGAACCATCATTATTTTCAAAGTCCTTCATTAAATCTAATGTTAAAGTATCACCCTGCTCAATAACAACATATCCATATAAACTTACCCATTGGTTACTGCCAGTATGTAAATCTTCTATTACATAAATTCCATTTGATTTTAAATCATTGTAGAGAAATCCAAAAGATGTTTGTTGCTGTCTCATTGTGTGTCCGCCGTCATCTATAATAATATCAAATTCTGAACCACACTCACCACGAAAGTTATTTAAATCTTCAATATTTGATTGGTCTCCATTAAACACAATCAATCTATTTTCATCTCTGTCATCCCATCCATCAACCATTGTCAATCTTCCACCAGTGCGTTTATTAGTAACATACTCTTCATAAAGTATTCTGTTGTCAATGGCATAAACCATAGCATTTGGAAAATACTCTAACCACATTAAATGTGAACCGCCCGTATTTAAACCTATCTCTAATATCTTAGTAACATCATTTCTAATGGATTCAAATTTCTTTTCGTAATGTTTTAAATAACCTAAATCATATTTGTCACAATTGTATTTTAAAGCTATTTCTGTTATTGATAATTCACTCATACTAAAACCTCCTGTAAAACTTTCTTATCTATAAATATCTTACTCTCATTAATCTTGTCATATTTTAGAGCTTCATCTATTACCATTTCCATATCAATATTAAAATCAAATGTAAAGTTTTCATATTCATCTATTATATCACTTACATCATTATTCATAAGTTTTGAAATCTTTGGTAAGAAATAGCCTAAAGCTAATCCGTGAGATACATTATAGTATCCTGTTAAAGGATAAGAAAGGGAATGTAACAAATTAGTGCCAGCAATTTCTATAGCTTTTCCTGCTTCACGACCAGCTCTTATTAAATCAACATTACCTCTACCTCTATTTCTTAATATTTTTAGAGCTCTGTTACAATAACCAATACTTTCTTCTGTAGATTTCTTTGAATTTAAACTATCCAAACAATGACTTACGACATCAAATGTAGTCTCAGCCACAACACTATATGGTAAATCTAAAAACTCTGAATTTATAATAACATCTCTTGGCTTGTGTCTTTTTATACTACATTTCTTACTACCATCCCAATAAACAGACCAAGAAGTTTCTGTAGAACCAGCTGCTGTGGTTGGATAGCAAACTATAGGATTCTTAGCCAATATCTTCGCTGTATCTATCACAGCACCACCACCTATCGCAGTAACCTTTTCATAAGCACCAACCTCATCTAAAATAGTGGCATCAGGAGCTCCTTTTACAACTCTAACTTTATCAAAACCATTTATAAATTTTTTAGTAGACTCCGAGCATACTAATAGTGTACCATTATATCCTCTCAAAATAACTCCTTTATTTGTTTTGTATTCTTTTCACAATCTAATTCTACTCTTCCCTTTTTACCATCTTTGCTAATTGGAATTATATCATCAATACCTAAATAAGAATCTTCCAATTGAGAACTGAAGAATCCACCAACTGATTCGTGGCATCCATTATCTAAAACATATACAAAAAGATTACCCAACTCTCTGTCAGCTATAGTGTGAGTTATTCCTAAGTGCATTAACAGAGCAGCATCACCACTTAAAACTACAATCTCTTTATCTGTATTAAGAGCCATTCCCAATCCGATACACGGAGCCAATCCCATACTACCTTGCATATAAAATATATTCTTATTCTTTGGATACATATCATAAACTGCTCTAGATATATAACCTGTGTTGGTTACGAATATAGCATCGGGATGTCTCTCAAAGATAAATTTTATTGCTCCTTTTCTACTTGACATTATTGTCTCCATCCACTATTATATAATTCCAATAACCGATTAGGTCTAACATTTGTTTATCCACCCTACCCATTACTGCGTGTTGTGGCAAAGTATGTCTGTGTCCTATTACCAACAATGGAAGTATATTGTGTGGCATACATAGACTTGTCAATGGATTTATACAATTACCAAGACCTGAGTTTTGTAGGTAGACACAACTTTTCATACCAGCTAATTCTGCACCGACTGCAATTCCAATCGCTTGCCCCTCATTAGTTGCAGGTATGTGTTCAAATTCTGATTTTTGTATCTCTTTGATAAAAGGTTTCAATCCACTATCGGGTACGCCTGTGAAGAAATTATAACCATCATCTATAACTGATTTGAGTTTAATCATTTGGTATTAACTCCAATACTTCTTTTATTGGTAGACAATTTTTACTAGCCTCATAAGACCTTTTATTTTCTAAAATTGATTTAGCAGTATCAATCATCGCTGGATAAGAACTTCTCAATAAATGATTAGCATAAATAACCACATCAACTCCAATATCAATTAATTGTTTTTCTACCACTTTATTATAAGTAGATGGTACAACTACCAAAGGAACTTTTTTCTTAAACTTTTTATAGTGTTCACAAAAAGATAGTATTTCAGAAACATCTTCACTCTTACTATGAATCATAATACCATCAGCTCCACTATCTATATAAAGATAAGCTCTATCAATAGCATCAACAACTCCCTTTCCTAAAATAAAACTTTCTATACGAGCTATAATCATAAAGTCTTTTGTAACTAATGTTTTCTTACCCTCTAATATTTTATTGGCAAATTCACTTGGTTTATCTTGCGTTTGATTGGAAGTATCATCAAATAGAGAGTTTCTTTTTGAACCAATCTTATCTTCAATTATTACTGAAGATACACCCATTCGTTCTAAAGTTCTTATCGTAAACTTAAAATGTTCAATCATCCCACCATTATCCAAATCGACAATCATTGGTTTTGTTGTCACATCAAATATCTCACTCAAAGTTTGACTAACTGTGGTTATATCTACATACTGATTATCTGGCTTACCTTTAGATGCTGAGTGAGTTAGGCTACTCAACCACATAGCATCAAACTCATCATTACCAACCTTTGTCTTTTCTACAATCAAACCAGTCAATCCATTGTGAGCTTCTAAAACTCTCACTATCGGTTTCGACTCTATCAATCTTTTCAACATCTTTCTTCTTACATCAGGAGTAGTTCCAATTTCTTTTAAATGATTGTGTAATTTAGTAGATGATACTCCTTTTGTGTATGGAACATCAATAACTACACCACCCCACTCTTCTAATTTATCAATCACTCCTTGCCTAACTTGCTTTTGAACTCCCTCTTTCCAATCATCTCCGTGCACCACATATTTTGGTTTTAGTTCTTCTATATTAGGTATATAATCCAATGTCTTTTGTGGTATAACTTTACTGACACCGACTATATTCTCTACAACTATTTTTCTTTCTTCGTAACTTAAAGCAGGTAGTCTTTTGTAACTAGCTATAGCAGAATCAGTAAGTAAACCAACTGTAACATCTCCGTATTTTTTAGCTTCCTTTATTATATTAAGATGTCCGTGATGAATTAAATCAGCACACATTCCAACATAAACATCACTCATCAGCTGTTTTCCTAAAATACCATTCCCAAGGCCCATCCAAAAGATGTTGTTTTAATTCTGCACCAATGTGATATTGTGGTACATTTGGTGTATCGATAGTATTTTCTGTTTTGTTATAGATAATAATTCTTTCTTCTTGATTATGAAATTGTCTTTTATGTGCGTTTGGTGAATGATTTACATATTGTATATACCGATGTTCATCCAAAGCCTTTATAGCAGATACTGTTGAAGCAAAGTTAGGGCTAACAGCACTTCTTCCATCTTCACGAACATAAATTCTATTCATATCCAAATCTGACAAAACATCATTTGGTAAAGGGATATATTCTTCATCTTCCTTACTTGTATCGTATACTCTATTTAGAACTGTGTTCTTAAAATCATCACATCCTATTATTTTTTTAGTTACTTTTTGATTAGATATATTATCTTTAACACCACACCAAGCCAACCAAGAATCTGGTGGTGGCATCATCTCACTAATATTATGTGGTTCTCCGTGGTCTGCAAATACCCAAAACAAAGAATCTGGTTCTTCAAAATCCATTTGTTTTATCATATCAGCGTACATATCTATTATAGCATCTGAAGTAGATGGAATATCAGTTCCACCATATTTAATAAATTTACCTCTAGAAGCATCGTGGTAATGATTCCACTTCAAAACTATAAGATGATTTGTATCTTTATCAAATTTTTCATCTATTTTCAAATCAGGACCTACTCTAACTTTTGGTATATTTTGCATCTTCTTCATAAAATTATCTTCATCGTGCGAATCATCGTAATTATAATATCGCATATTATTTGTTCTACCACATATATCATCAGGTAAAAGTTTGAAACTAGGATTAGAAACATCACCTGTTCCGTGGTCTCCTCTAGTCAATGGCATTGAATGAATATGTATCGCCCAATCATCAGGAATCATATGAAATAACATCTGTTCATCCCACACTTTTTTATCTGATACTAATCTATCGTATGTATGTGAGTGACCAACTCCACCTATTCCGTACATCTCCGTTGGTGTCTTACCACTAAACATAGTTATAAGAGTTGGTACAGTAGAGCTACAAGTTATGTGGTCTGAAAATTCCACTCCTTTACTGCGAAAAGCATTTACTATTCTTCCATCTCTCGGAACTGTATCCATTAGTATACAATATATTTTCATTATATTCTCCGTTCTAAATAGTGGTCTTGTACAGCATCGTGACCAACGTGTAATATTATTTCATTTCCACAACCTACGTGCCCAACACCAACTCCCCATTGTTTTGGCATTGGATACGGATATACTCCTGTATTCCAAGCTGCTCTGGTTAATTGTAAAGGACCCCTCTTTGGATTCTCTTTCATCAATCTAAGAAACTCACTTAGATAAGCCCTGCCTCTATTATCTTCTGTGAGAAAGCCTGTCCACCACAAATCATAAGTCAATATATTGCCACGACTTTCATCTTCTCCGATATGATAATCTCCATCATTTCCACGAGTATATAATCCATCGACTTTAACCATTTGTCTTTCGTTTTGTGGACAACAAATTCCAAACTTTTTTATTATTGGCACTAAAGTTTTAACTTCATCTGAAACAAACATCAAATCAGAATCCATCGCTATAGCTACATCTGCTGTAGATTCAAGTAAACCTTTTATCTGATAGTAATCACAACAATGGTAGCCCCATTTTAACTTACCACTACCCTCTCTGTAATCTTTATCGAAAGGTGTTGATTCAGAATCTATATGTCTAACTTCCACATCGTATCCATCTCCAATAGATTCATCATCACTATAACAAATTATATTAGCTTCGGGAAAGAAAGATTTTACACTCTGATAAGTTGGGTCTAATCTACCTATAGGATTTGACCACTTCTGATTTGCTTTGTCTCTACTGCCAAATTCTGCAAAAATTATATCTAAACTCAATACGTTCCTCCTAATAAAACTCTTCTTATAGATTTATGTACATCTTTAGCTGATATTAAACTCATACATTTACCATCATAAGGACACGGAAATTGGTCGTAACAATTTAAACAATCCAACTCCTCTCTAACCAACTTAATTCCTAAACCAAAAAGGTTTACTTCTTGATGTGGTGTCGGACCAAAAAAACTAACTATCTTTGTTCCTAATGAAATAGCCATATGTAAAGCAACTGTATCTCCTGTGACAATAACACTTGCCATTTTAATTAAATAACTAAACTCTTCTAATGTATAATTATCTGTTAGGTTTATTAAACTGTCTGATTTATTTTCCTCATACAATTTTTTATTTAACTCAACTTCAGATTTTGAACCACACAGTAAAACAACACACTCACTATTTTTTGATAAAAGTTTTATAAGTTCATTGTATCCATCATAAGTCCATTTCTTATGTGGGTAGACAGGTCCACAACCAGTGTTTAGTATTACTAAATCTTTTACATACAAAGGCTGTTCATTATCATCGTCATATAGAAATTTTGATTCAAAGTTTTTGAACTTAACAGAATCTAATTCAAAAAATGGTTTCTCCATATCATAATCTAACTCAGCCATTTCAAATATCAACTCTTGATAGCTCTTTGTATTTTTAGTTTTTCCACCCCAATTATCCAAACAAATATTGTAGTGATATTTAGCCCCATCGTTCAAAGGTGTGGCGTGCCCCTCAGAACTTAAACCATAACCTCTCTTATCTTCCGAATTAAAAGACATCATCATTGATGTGGCTTTTGGGTCTTTATCTAAATTTATAATTGTATCAAATTTTTCAAATTGTAATTGTCTTACTATTTCAGTATTGTATTCTAAAACTCTATCTACAAATGGATTTGATTCTACAAAAAACATAGCATCTTTTACAGTAATCCAACTTAACTGGCAATTAGGATACTTCTTTTTAATTCCCTCTGCTAGAGCAGTTGCTCTAACCACATCACCTAAAGCATCTAATTTTATTAATAGTATTCTTTCGTTATATGGATTATGGTGTTCACATTCAAAACAATCCCAAGACCTATCTATCCAATAATATTTGCAAGGTCTGTCTCCTTTGAAATGTCTACATGCTTTCATTGAGATATTCTTTGTATTTTTTTATCCCCTTTTCCAAATTGTATTTTGGTTTCCACCCATCCATAAATTTCTTCTCATCTGATTTTGTATAGAACTGATAGCCTTTTGGTATTTCATACTCACCTTTATATTCATATGGTATTTCCATTAGTTCTAATACATCCTCAAACGATCGAGCTTCACCACTACCAACTTCATATACACCGCAAGGAATATCATTAAACAAAGGATACAAAGTGGCATCAACAACATCATCTATATAAACAAAATCTCTCAGAGGTTTTTTGGGAAATAACATAAACCTACCAACTGAATGGGCTTGGTGTGCTACGGAAGCCATCTTACCTTTATGTTCTTCTCCAGGTCCATACACGTTGAAATATCTAAGAGCGTAGAAGTCATCAAGTGCAGCAATTCCATACTCTTCAGCTATGTATTTAGACCACCCATAAATATTTGATGGTAATCCTTTGTCGCCAGTATTAGCAGCAGATGATGAATAGACAACTGTTTTCTCATATATAAATGCCAAATCAAACAACTCTTTACTAAAAACATAATTGTATTTTAACATTTCATTTGGGTCTTTCAACATAGTATCAGAAATAGCACCGATATGTAATATAACATCTGATTGTTCCACAGCCTTAGATAAAGTGGTTTCCCAACCAATGTGATTCATATAATCTTTTTCAATACAAGTTATGCTACTGACATCTTCTATTGTTTTTAGTTTTTTATATACACTCTTACCAACAAATCCCTCTGAACCAGTTAAAAGTACTCTCATTTATATAACTCCTCATATACACGTTTCATCCAATAAGTTCTATCTCTTCCAATTTCACTTGGTGGTATAGCATTGAACTGATAAACCCAACCTGAATTGTAAAGGTTTGTTAAACTATCTTCCCAAAAACAATCTGGATGCCAATGAAATAATTGTTTCCTAACCATATCCATCATACCAAATTGTCTCGGTAAAAGTTTCATCTCTAAACCAAACTCTTTTCTCATACAATTCATTAGTGTTATATCACTACCAGTTAGTAATATATCATACGAATCGATAATTTTTTGTTTGTTTTCTTCATAAAAATCAAATACTTTATCGAAGAACTTTTGATGCTCTGAATTAATAATAACAAAGCCAGTTTGAAAGAACTCAAAAGATGGTATACAAAACTCTTTGTTCCAAAACATTTTAGAGTAACCATTTATAGCTCTGTTAATCCATTCAAAGTCACCATCAGTTAATGTGCTTGTGAATTTACCATCCGTCATCTCAAAGAAATTAGGACAATCAGGATGAACTATTGAATCAGCATCGACAACTAATACTTGGTCGTAGTCTATTTCATTATGTTCTAATATATTTAAGACTTGCCATCTTTGCCAAGTTATTAACATTTCAGATTCATCACATAATAAGTCTGACATAATATAGACTTCGTGACCATTTTTTTTAGCCCACGCTTTCCAAGAGTTTATACCATACTCATAACCTTGATGTCTGTTTGAATGTCCAATGCTTGATTTGCCAGTCAAATCTTTTTCTCTTTTTATGTAGGGTATAAAAATTATATTCTTCATTTCTTTCCTATGTGTGCTCCAGTACTTCTATTAAAATATTCATTGTCTCTGGAATCTCCATCCATATAATTAAATTTCAGATTGTTCTTCCAAGCACAATAATTAAAACTTAACTGGTCTCTCTTACTACCATATTTAATTTCTGTCCACCAATCTTCCATTGTTTCTATACAATCTTTTTCGTTGTGTCTCCTTAAAATAACCATACCAGTAATTAATCCATTGTCTTTTGGAAACCCCACCATAGAATATTTAGTCATCTGTTTTTGAATCAGATAAGGATCGTCTTTGTAATTCAACATACCTCTTTCAGGTGTAAGTTTCATATTCTTAGCTCCCAAATCAAGTATGGTTTGAGCTTCTTGATAAGGACAATTTCTAGCATCTAAATAATTGTTATTGTGACTAAAGAAAGCGACATTAGAATCCTTCAAATATTTATCCACCAACTCATCTAAGTTTCCTACGACACTCATATTCCCATCTATAAACACACTGTATTCGTAATCTTTTAAATATCTATGTGGTAAGACTTTGAACTTCTTAGCGTTCCTATTATTATCTTCGTATATTGGCATATGTGTTTCTTCACTAAAACATTTCCAATCCCAACCATCAGAACTCTGCTCTACAACATTGTCATATCCACCGAATACAGAAGTGTAAATTATACGCTCTGACATATTATACCCTCATAATCTTTTAACACTTTGTTTTGTGTTGTGGGATAGAAAGTTCCTTTTAACTGTCCTATCTTTTTCAAAACTTTTAACTTACCCATATTAACATACTCATCTATACATTGTTTTAAATCAGGAAACAAACCATAATCATCAAAAGCAATTATAGTTCCCTTTCCAAATTTTAGAGCATTTTCTATATCACTTTTTATGTGAGCATAGTCGTGAACACAATCTATAAATACAGCATCCATCTTACCAAATTGTTCCCAAGATTGTGTGTACACATCCATCACAACATAATGTATGTTATGTCTATCAGAATTTAATTGCTTTGATTGTTCGTGTCTTTCATATAGATTGTCTAATGCTGTAACTTCTCTAAACAAATGGCTCAACATTTTTGTACTATGTCCTAATGAAGAACCAACTTCTAAAATTGACATAGATTTATATTTGTCATCACTAAAATAGTTAATAAAATCGGCTTTGAATTTCTTACTAGTTGTAGTTTTAGATTCAGATTTATCGGGCAACCCATTTAATATTGACCTAACTTTACTATCTGTTAAATAAATTTCACCTCTGACAAAATTACCAGCCAAAGGAAATTGTCTCTGTACAGAAAATACATCTGAATATCTGACTAACAATTGTGATGTACCACATTGATTGCCGACATTGTATCTAGCTTTAGATTTGATATAGAGTTGCATTCTAACTGGCATATGTCTCATATCCAAAGCCTTATCAATAAAATTAAATGAAGTTTGTTCAATTGGTCTTTCTGTCCAATAGAAATGTTTTATGGTTGGGTCTATAACACCCTCTATCAATCTATCCATAGAGTAATCATATCTATCTGATATAAGTAAACAACCGAAGTCTTTCCCATCAGTATATTCATTGATAATTTTATCACCCATCTCCATTTCTTCTTCACTAAAATATATCTCTGGCTTAGAGTCTGACAATTCATCTTTTTCGAACTGCCAAAACTTTAACATTTGTTCTACCAATGGAATATCGGCACAGTTTTTATCATAAACTCTATAGTGGTCGTGAAATATCTCATCACCTACACTATCTACAAAATCATCCACATATGGATTATGTTTGAATACATTGATTGCATTTTCAAAAGGGTCTTTCCAAGTTCCCCATTGGTCACCAATGTCTCCACAGATTTTTTCTAATAATTTTACTGATGGAACATACACCTTACAATTTGGATACTTCTTTTTCAATAATTTGGGCATCGCTGATATGATTGCCCAATCACCAATTCCGTGACAAGTTCTCATAATTGTAAATTCACCTTTTTCAAGATATTCATCAGGAATCCTAATTCCCTCAGATTCTTCAAAACCTAAGTTCTCAACTTCGCCAGAGTGATATAATTTGTCACCCACAATTCTAAAGAAAATCAAGTTCCTCTCCTTACATTCATCTCTGCACTAAAGTTTTGATTATAAAAGATATTTTGTTTTTCTTGTTTATCTATAGTTTTTGGATGATATAAGCTCAACTCCTCTTGTGGTGGCAAATGTGCGTAAGTTTTACAACCAGTGATATATTCGTGAAGTGGTCTTGTCCATCTTATGTTTTTATCATTACGAAATACACGCGCTTGATAATCAGGATAATTTACCCAACCATTCTCAGAGACTTTCCATCCCCATCTATCTATATGTTTTTGTTCCATATCATCAATGGTATTTACTCTTGGCACCCAAATTAAATCAACACCCTCATTCATCTCCAATATTCTATGTAATTGTAAAACTAAAAAATTGTGTGGATATTCATCAGCATCAATGTGAAATATGTAATCACCTACTGCGTTTTCTATAACTGAATTTTTTTGAGCAGAAAAGTCTTTATTAAGTTTCCTCTGATATACTTTCATCATTTTACTATGAGCATATTGTTGAGTCCAACTATCTAATACGAATCTTACTGCGTCATCTTCACCATTTGTATCATCGATACAAACTATTATTTCATCTTCAGAATTTGTCTTATGTACTAATACCTCTAATAACTTATTTAATTCATCAGCCTCATTGTGTACTGTAATCCCATAACTAATTTTCATTCTTCAACTCTTCTACAAATTGTGTTGGTAGTCTTAAATCCTCTAAAAATACTTGACTCTTTTTAGCTTTTTCTAAGGTATAAGTTCTGTAAATATCGTGTCTTTTAATTAGTCTTTTTAATCTACTATAAACTGCTTTTGAAGTTCCATCCAATAAAACTTTGTATATCTTTTTATTTTCATCAACTATCTGAGTTTCTCCAGCTTTCTCTAATAGCTTTTTGATTTCTCTATTAGTGGGAACATTAGATACTTCTAACTGAATTCCGTGTAATAACTTTTTTCTATTAGGTTCTAAAACAAGTATAGTTCTACGAAGTCTCCTACCCTCTTTTGTTTCATAAACAAATGATATAATATCACCAGCACTAACTTTTGCCCAATTATATGGTAGTTTAGCCATTGTCTTTTATTATTCCCATAGCTTTACAGGCTTCCATAAATTCAAATTGTCCAAACTTTTGTGGATTCTCAACATCCAATCTTTTTTCGTGACCATCGTATTTATGTCTTTCTTCTTCAGGTATTTCTACAACTGAAGCGTAGTACCAATGCCAATTACTGACATCACCCTCTGGATAAATTACTCCCTTTTCTCCCATATTAATTACAGATGGAAACCAAACTATACCTCTTTTTTTATCAAAAATCTTTAAATCATTCATCAGTTTAGTATGGCTTTTCGTATACTCTTCTAACTTTTCACTATCGAATGCCAAATAAGAATTTGATGTCATACCACATTGAAAACATATGTAAGAATCAAATGGTTTACCCTCTATCTCTGTTGATTCTACGAAACAATTACTGTGCATCTCTGCACATAAAGGACAATCTGTTTTTACTTCTACGTGTTCTGACATATTAAACCTTTTTCAATTTCGGTAGTTTCATTTTAGTTGGTTCAGCAGGTTTTTCTTCACCCACCTTTTTTAATTTAGGTAATTTTAAATTAACTGGCTGTGCTTGTTCTACAAACTTAGGTAGATAATCATCTAATATATTTTCAAACTTCTTATCCATCTTTTTCAGAGAGAAATTTCCTCTATTGAACATAGCAAGCTTCTTAGCTTTAAAGGTGTAATTCTTTTTTTGTTTGAATATAGTCTTTAACATTTGAGAAGCGTACTGATAGTTTATTGTAAACCATTGCGCCTGTTCTACCAACATATCTTTTGGAAATGCTGATGGTGGAACTTTTGTCATAGAGCCTGGTAATAATACAGCATTTTGTTTATTTAAGAAGTCTACCTGTCCACTCCAATTAGGAGCAATAACAGGCTTCTCTGATACGCTGGCTTCTAACAAAGGTCTACCGAATCCCTCACCGTGAGTAAAAGTAACATGCGCTTTTACCTTTGGGTGATTATACATTTCATTCATTTCTTTATCAGTTAAGTCTCCGTGTAAAAAATAAACATTTGGAAGTCTACCTTTTACTGTCTTTTTAATCTCTTCTATTTTTCCTTTTATATCATCTCTATCAATAATAGAAAAAGTAGCACCACTCGTTTTCATTAAAAGTGCTGGTGGTCTTTTGTGATTTTTAAATGACTCTAAAAAAGTCTTTACCAACATACCAGTGTCTTTTCTATCTTCTCCTAAACCACCCTGTAACCAATGACCAGTATAAAGAAATACAAATTTCTCAGGAATTTTCTTCATCTCATCATTTAATTCATCCGATATTTCATTTGTTTTTTTATAAATATCTGTATCAATACCCTCAAACAAAACCTCAATAGGTTTAGTAAGTTTTAGTTCACCAGTCTTTTGACCTGTTTTTTCATCCATCTGTTCATATATGGTTTTTTTAAATACTTCTTTTGTAAACTTAGATGGAACAATATTTAAATCCATCATATTCATACCTTTAATCCACTCAGCTTTTGGTGCTGTATTTTCTATACCAGCGGTTATTCCAATATTGTATTTTGCCAAAGGTGCAAATTCATTTGGAACTGATATGTGGATATGTATATCAGGTTGTCTTGCCATCTCATTTGCATTAAGTATTCTATCCAATATTATCTTATCATTTGGATTCTTATCATCTAATACATTCATTGGGCAATTACCCCATCTCATTGAAGCTATTTTTATATCAAACTTATCCATAGCTATTAGACTTCTAACCAAATCTCTACTATGCGAACCATATCCACTTCTAGTATTAACAGGTCCTGTAATTAACATTAATGGTTTCATTCTAACTCCTACCCTTCAAAAATTGTGTAACGTTTACGTGGTGTCCATTTATCAAAAGCCCTATCCATATGTTCCATAAATAAACCTGACATAGCTTTAGCAGTCATCATAGCATCATCACTCATAACAAATTCGTGACCTAACCTACCACATCTTTTTCTTTCTTCAGCACCCATATCATACCACTCTTTTATAGCAGCAGCAAAGTCCTCTGAACGAGGTCTGTCATCATAAATGTATGGTGTTGGAACTGAACCCTGCAAACTCCTATTAGACGGCCAAACTGGTTTACACCACTCACCCCAAGTTAAATCAGGATTATCTTTCCATTTAAATTCATCGTGTAAAGAGTGTATCCATTCGTAATCTTCATAAGTTATGAATTTATCTTTATATTTAAATCCAACTTGGTCTTGTAATCCACCAGTAACAGTTACAGATATTGGTGTTCCACACATCAACGACTCACAAGTTCCTAAACCAAATCCCTCATTAGACGCCATATTCATTGTAACATCAGCTAAATTGTACATATAACACATCTCTTTGTCACTTAACTTTTTGTGTGAAAATATAACATCATAATCAGGACAGAGTTCTTCAACCAATGCTGGCAAATCTGTACCATTCTCATCGCGTGGTTGAGTGTGCATTATTAATGCACATTTCTTAGCTTGTTCTTTTGGTAAAGTATCACAAAATTGTTTGAATGACATCACAACATCACCAGGTAATTTTCTTCTAATATTTCTATTATTCCAAAAGACTATGAAATCATACTCTCTACCCTGCGTTACAGTTCTTTTGAATTGTAATAAATCACCCCACTCTTTCATATTCAGTTCATCAACAGGATAAAAATTATCTTCATTGATTCCGTGAGGTACATAAGTATTATCCCAATCTGTTCTTGGTCTTTTCTGACAAACATTATCAACAATATTAACTGTCTGTTTAGATATATTCATAATCAAATCACAACTCTCATAGAATGGTTCATTCCATCTTGGATAAGGCAAATCATCCCAAATATTGTAATAGAATATTGGAATATTTTGTCGTATCTCATGCTCCATTTGATATAACCATCCCCAAAACCTTGGGTCTGTATAGTGAAGTATAGCATCGACACCAACACCATCTTTAGTTTCCATCCTCAGAACTTCTTTTAATAAGTCACCATTACCATATCCACTAACAGGATATATTTTAAGATAAGCATCTTTAATACCTGTCTCCTCTCTGACAGACTCATTCATATCAACGATTTTGCCTTCATCTGGATGTTTGATTGCCCCACCTATCTGAACCCATTGGTAGTGTTCCAATGTTCCCAAAACAAATTCACGAGACATCGTACCAACTCCAGACGACATTCTCATATCATCTGAAAGAAGTAGTATCTTCTTTTTATTTTGCATATAACCCTCTTAATCTTTTAATAACATTTTTTCTGTTTTTACTTTCCCATCTTTTGCAAAGTATTCTTGTAGATTTTGTAAGTTTTCTATAGCTTCAGACAATTTACCTGTCCAATCGTGTATTTCCTTAGATATATCAGAATGTTCTCCAATACCTACTGAATCATTAAAGTATAATTCTAGCGTAGCCAATGATTGAGACTTTTGAGATTGCCAATAATCTAACTCTGCTTTTAACCACTTATTCATACTTACTTACTCTTTTGTTTTTTTATTGCATTTTCTATATTTTGCAATCTTTCATTCATTGAACTTAAAAGATTGACTATTTGATTCAATGCTTTTTCTAATTTTTCATTCATAATGCACTCCCACTTGGTTTAAGGTTTTTCCATTCGTTAATCGATGTTCTAAACTCTTTGTCGTGAACATACATATCCATAGAACGATTAACTAATTTTTGTAAGGTAAAGCTATCATCTAAATTACTTATCTTAAATTTTTTATAAAGATTGTCCAATAACTTTACGGATGTCAATTTCAACATAAAGTTTCCTCCGTATATATGTATATAAGTATATAAGAACTAACTTATTATTACATATTTTTTTTGTTTTTCTTTAGCTTCATTTAGAGCACTTTCTGTACCTTTAGACATAGTATTTTTAGGTAAAAATGCCACCATAACATCACAATGTTCAGCTATCTGTGCGTTCCTTTTGTGATAATTACTCTTATAAAAAGCCTTGCCATATCTGTATTTTGGTAAAACACAATGTATATTATGACTGTAATGTGCTGGCGGAAACTCTGAATAATCTACATCAAATTCAAGAGCATACTTTTTAGCATACCCATCAGCACCCTCTTTTTGTCCACCACTTACTATTTCTAATTTTTCACCATATTTTTGTTTCAACTTAAATACAAATTCTTGAATCTTTCTTTTATTTGTATATTGCCTACTTCCTACTATCGCTACTTTCATAGTCATTCCTCTTTTGTCTTTTGGGTGGTTTATCGGATGAACAAAATTTAGCACATTTATGAAACTCATCCAAACCTTTTAAAATACTTTCCGGTTTACTATAAGTATATTGAAACCTAACTTGATTACCATCTAATCCATATTTATCTGTTATATCGTACCAAATAAAGTCATTAGGTTTTAGTGTGTCTCCTACAACTATATTAGTTTTAAAATGTAAATTAGATTCATACTTCAGCATAAAATCTTTTAAATCTTTAGGTTTCAAAGAACCCTCTTTATACCATAATATCAAATAAAATTTAACATTATCTTTATGTGCTTTCTCTAATTTATTTATCACCTCTTCTTCAAAAGGTTTGTATAAAAAATGAGCTAGATTCATCCGTAGATTTACTTTCATCACTTAACTCCTGCGTCACAATATTCTGTTTGATTAAAATCGCAAAATCTGCAATTTTTCTTAGATGCCACTTTACTATAAATATGCTCGGTGTTGTATTCTCCATCAGGTTTAAAACATTCTTCCATAAATTCACTCAATCTTTTTGTGACTTGGTTAATAGATGGTGTTCCATTTGCAGGTGCAAACTTCTGAACTCTCTTTTGTGGAAAGTCTAAGTTCTCATATAATTTTCTTTTTACAATAAAGTATTCAACTTCTATCCTATCCATTGGATGATTAAATTGTTTTGAATAGAATTGTTTATATAATAATAATTGGTCTGTTTTGATTTTATCAGCCTTCATATATTTGTTCCAACCCATAGTGGAAGTCTTTATATCATATATCTTAATTACATCTCTAACTGTATCTCTAATTACTACATCGATATAACCAATAAACTTAACACCATTTGGCAAATCATATTCCAAAGGAACTTCTATACCAACTAACTCATAACCTTTCTTACTAAAGTATTGAGCTCTTTTCTTTTTTATGAAATCTAATATCAGTAATCCGTGTTTGTAAAACTCTACCATATCAGCTTGAGTACAGAACTCAACACCACCATTCTTTGTTAGGGCATCTTCGTAATTTCTCTTCATTCTAATTCTTAACATTTCAGGTAGTGGTAGAGCCTCAGCTGCTTTGGCAGTATCTTCATACATAACAGTTAGAAATGTCTGTATAACTTCGTGCATCGATGTACCAAAAAGAGTATGTATACTTTCTGTATACTCTCTCTTACCATCTACATACGCAGTTTTCCATCTATGTGGACATTGAGCCCACATTGAATATTGACTATAACTTATCTTATTCACTAATCAGCCCATTCGCCATAATTAATTAAATGCCAGAATCTATGTAGTAACACCTGACATATTAAGAAAAACAAATTATCATTTTCGTAGTGACCTTCTTCCACTTCAAGTCTGTATTTAGGTTTATACTTTGCCATCACTTACCCCACTTACCATTCTTTACGATTGTAGCCATAATACCATAGTTGGATACATCAAGAAAAGCATCTTCCATCGGTTCATTTTCTACAGCATTTTCACGACCACTCATCAATAAATTCTTTAGTCTCTGTATCTTATCATTCATTCTGAACCATAGACCTGTAAGAGATAATTGTATCTCTTCGGGTGTTTGTAATTGTGTTCCAACTGAAATATTACCTGGACCGTAGTCGTGTTGTTTGTGTAAGAACAACTCATATTGTTCTCTTTGTAATTTACGAAACTCAGCCGTCATTTGTGGCCATTCTTTTTCCATCATTGTTACAATGTCACCATTATCACCTGTTAAATAAGAATTTACCTCTTTTTTGTTTTTAGATTCTTTTATATTACTCATTATAACACCCCAATTTACAGTTAAATATACACATTTTTATGTATACAAGTCAAGCTTTTTTATTTGTCTTTTAATTTTTTTATTAAGATAGTATACATAAATATGCTTTGGTTTTGTGTTCTTCCAAAATATATTTTCATCACCAGCTTCGTATCTTCGTTTTAATTCTCTTCCATACGGCCTGTCTAATTGATTCAAAGACCTACTATGCATTTCTTTACCATCTACCATTAGTATCCTACCTCTCGATGTCTCACCTAAATAATCAAAGTTAGTAGCTTTGTAAATCACACCCGTATGTCCGTGATGTTGGTCAGCAAACGAAACTATAACTTCCATATCTGTATCTCTTTTTAGTAATTTAAATGTTTGTCCTATAAAATAACTTTCTGTATTCTTAGGTGTATCATCAATACAAACTAATCTTCTAAGTTCTAAACACTTAGTGGGATTAATTGGATTGTATTTAGCTGCTGTAGCTGGCATTGATGGATGAGCATACATCATAGCCCCAATCATTTTAGGTATTCCGAAATTTCCCTCTGTAAATAATCCATAATGATATAAAGATTGGACACCATTTACATTGTGTGAATAGTGATGTTTCTCTATAAACTTTACTACTGATTTTCTAGGTACTTCTTCAACTGTGAAGTTCTTTACGCTCATTTCTATGATATTAAACCGAGCTTACGAATCTCCTTTTGTTCAACTCCATATTTCCCTAAAATATCTGCTAATTCCGATTGTCCGCCAGCTGATATTTCATACATCTCTACGGCGTCACTCGCTTCTCTAACACTACATTGTAAATGTTTAGAAACTATTTCTAATACCCATTTTGGATATTTCATCTTCTTATCTCCTTTGATATATTTTAACCATTGTTTCTTCTTTGGTAAAAAATCTATATAAACTTTATATAGCTCTTTTGGTTTTAGTGGATATTTCTGAACCTCATTCACAAGTTCTATCCACTCAGGCTTCATAGAAAGAAACCTATTAACCATAAAATTTGACCACGACTTTTTGTCATCATCAGAAATCTCATCCCAATAATCAGGATGTTGCTGACTCGTGACAGCATTAACGTGATCGAATAAACTTTTCTTTTTAACTTTCGCCATCAAATTCCTTCATTAATGTGCTTGGAACTTTACCACAATTACCACAACTATAAACCTGTATTGGAATCATAGCTTCTTTACCTGTAGGTGATACGATTGGCGACAATCTCCTTAGAAATACTGCTGGTATAAATACAGCATTACCACAATCCTCACACACAAATGGTTCTGTATCTCCCATAGTAACATTTACATTTGATGTTGGTTTGTTTATTGGTTTCATTGGTTTCATACTCATTTTATTTCCTCTTTAGTAATTGTTGAAACTCCACTTTTTTTAACTACTTCGGTAGCTGCTTTTAGAGCATACTTTATAGCCCTTTGTATTTTATTAGTCTCACCATACTTCACAACTAAAGCCGCCATAAAAGTATCTCCTGCGCCTGATACATCTCCTCCTGTAACTTTAGTTGTGTCGTATATTTTTCCATCATACTGGCATCCATCTTCTCCGAGAGTAACTATTAATTTATCATCATACCAATTAGTTATAGCATTCTCTTTAATAGCTTTGTATTCTAATTCATTTATCTTTATATAAGAACACTCTGTCATATATTCATCGATTGGTTTCTTTGTATCTATAAATACATTAGTGTTGTTTTGGCAAAGGTAAGCTATATCTTCCTCATCTAAAAATCCTTTGTTATAATCAGCAACCACTAAAGCATCAAACTTCCAATCACCCACAGCATTATTTCTTATCTTATATAAATAATCCTTTTCAATCCTATCACATCTATCATTGTCATCGACTCTCATAACAAGTTGGTTGGAGCGTTTATCAACATATCTGGTTTTAACTATACCCACTTGATTAGTGACATATTTTACTTCAGCACCCAATGATTCTAAGTTAGCCACTACATTCAGAGCCATCCCATTATTACCCTTTTCCCAATCTCTATTGAACACTGGAACAGGTCCTTCAGGACATATCCTATCTATATCACCATAAACAAATATATCTTGGCAACTATCTCCGATTACTAACACCCTCATTTTATAATTCCCAACAATTCTATCATCATAGCCATCACATTTATTTCTTTATCAACAACCTGCGCATCTGATAATTGATATTTAGCAATAGTCAATATACATTCTGCTACGTGTCCTTTACCATAATCATCAACTTCATCATACAACAAACGGAACACATCAGCAAAGTCTGATATTTGATTATCACCTAACATCTTTCTTATAGTCACAAAAGCGTCTTTCTTACTTTGTGTTTTCAATACATTGACAACTTGAGTAGAAAATACATTTACATTCAAATCAACTGCAACTAAATTATCTTGGTCGATTGACAACTTACCATCAACTACTTGCCTTTGAGCAAAGTTTATAACTCTACGAATATCAGGATAGCCACCATTAACCAATGTAGCTACATCATCAACTTCGAACCCAACACCCTCTCCTTTTAAGATTTCGTTTAGGTGAATAGCAACTTCTTTTCTTGATGGTGGTACTATCTGAAATGGTTGGCAACGACTCTGTATTGGATCGATAATCCTTTCTACATAGTTACAAGTCAATATGAAACGAGTATGTTTAGAAAAAGTCTCCATAAGGTTACGCAAAGCCGCTTGTGCGTTAGGTGTGATGTAATCACACTCATCTAATATAACAACTTTCATATCTTTGAATCCAATAGTAGAAGCAAAACCACGAACCTTATTACGAACTACATCAACACTATTCTCATCTGAAGCGTTAATATATAAGTGGTCACAATCTATATTATTGACAAGCAATTTAGCAAGAGTGGTTTTACCTGTACCTGCCCTACCATATAATAAAAGGTGTGGCAAATCCCCACTCTCTAAATAAACCTTAACCTTACTTTTTAGATGTTCATTTCCTATATAAGATTCAAGTGAATTAGGGCGATACTTTTCAACCCATAAGGTATTATCTAATCTTTCCATTTTTCGTTATTAACCTCTACTTTTGTTATTTCAATATCGTGTTTATAGTTTTTAGGATAGTCCATTTCAGGATGTTTCATAACACTATGAAATTTTCTATTCTCTTTTTTATTACCAAGAAAGTAAATGTATCTATGTTTACTAGCTTCTTTCTTCAACCAAAAGTCGTGTCCAATAGCCTTAACCATTTTCTTAGGATCTGATGAACCAAATTTAGAATAAACACTTCTACTATGTATCCATTCTCCATCTTCTTCTAATCTCAGAGAATAGGTTGGCGCCATTTGAAAAGCACCACAACCTTGATATATCCAATTAGTTGCTTGGTAGATAGCACCATCGTGTGATTGTTCAGGGTCAGCATAAGATATTAGAACCTTTATATTTGGAGCATTTTCTTTCAACCATTTAAAAGTTAATCCTAATGCCAAAGACTCAATATTCTTACCATATCCATCGTGGATGAAGAGTCTCGTAAGTTCTAATATGTTTTTATTCTCTAATATTTCTTCAGAGAAGATAGAACCGAGAACTCTTCTTCCAACAGGAAAACCATAACATGCAACTCCCACAAGTTTCTCTTCAGCTTCTGCAAAGAATTTGTGTTCATTATCAGTTTGATAAAAGATTCCAAGAGGATAGCGACAAGATGACAACCTACCACTATAATGGTTTTTTTCTATTATATCCTTAGCCAATGGTTTATAGATTGGTCTAACAGATACTCTAGACTTATCTACATATTCTTCCATTACACATCTTGTTCAGCAACTAAGTAATATGTGGCATTATACTCATCAACTTTAAAATTGATTCTAGCCAAACCGCCTGAACTTACTTCTAATGTAGCACCCTCACACTCTTTGTTTGCAACCAATACATCTCTGAATAGATTAGCATTGAAAGATACATTATCAATCTTATCATAAGATTCTGTTTCCACAGGAAGAGTAACACGATTAGTGTTAATCTCAGCATAACCAATCACAACCTTTACCCCATCATCGTTAGTCAATACTGTAAAATTATCAGTATCAGCCAAAGCACTTTTACCAGCAATAAACTTCTGCATAAAAGACTTATCGACTTTTATCTTTACCTCAAAATCAGGTATAGATTTAAGATTAGGTGGCGAACTAATAACAGATAAATCTGAAAGCATATAATTAACATCAGATTTACTATCTGATATTTTAAGAGATACTGCTTTATCTCCAGCTTTAGTAAGATTCATTGTGATATTCTCTGACAGAACTGAAAGTAGTTTAACAAGCTGCTCTGTATTATATACACCTAAATCAGCCTCATCGAACTTCCAACCTGACATAGTTAGTTCTCCAAGTAAATTTTTATCACCAGTAATAAATCTAGTAGAAAGAGAATCTCCTTTACTATTAATTACAACCGATGAACAATTTCCGCCAAGATAGTACTTATCAATAAAGCGGCTTAATGAATGTTTGTTCATTTTCACTCCTTATGTAGTTTTTGATATATAAATATATATCAGTTTTTATTTTCAAAATCAAAAAAATCTTTCCATAGATGTCTTTTTATTTACTGGCTCATTCCACTTCAATGAATCATAAAACATCATTATCTTTTTCTCTAACATTTGAGCATACATCTTTTTGTAGTCAATATTAGTTTTAATAAATTCTATTATTTGTGGTGGATCTTCATAACCTTTATATCCACAAGACTCTAATCCTAAATCATTTTGTCTTAGATAAACCCACTTTATCTTTTCAGAGTTACTTATCTTTTCATATTTTTTACCAACTCCGAAATGTCTTAGTAAATCATTATAAGTTATAGCGGCTTTGATATGAGCTGGTGCACCTTTGGCAAACTTTGTAAACTTACCCATCTTACCATCTGAGTATTTCTTTAAGTTATTTATACCAGTTGGCATCGCTATCCTATCGAAGTCTACCAACTTCATAGATTCCTTAAAATTTATAATTCTCTCATCTATCTTATCCTTTGGCACAGTTGCCAGAATATCCTCTAATACACTTTTTAATAACTCACCCATAGCCTTAGGAAAATTACTACGAACTAAGTCCAATCCTTTGACATGCAGTTTGTTTACCTTTACTCCATTGTCATTGATAATCTTCATACCATATCGTTTCTTCACAATAAACAAACCACTCTTAGCAATCAATTCCTGCTTTATCTCAAATCTATGTTTATCCAAATTCAAAAACCTTTTGGCAAAGTAATCATAAGACTTATTCAGAAATCCCTGCATCTCATCAGCCACATCCAATATCCTCTTACTCATCATAGTCTCACTATCGAAGTCCATAGTAGGAAATCTTTTCTTAACTAATGGAAGCGCTGAATAGAAAACTGAATCAGTATCAATATAAATACAATAGTCATTATTATCTCCCAACTCTTTGTTGTAGAAATGATTACCAATCTTTTTGGTAAACTTAATTAGTTCTTGACCTGTAAGTGTAGTAGCCTCAGCATTGTCTAAGTCATAGAATCTAAATACTGGCAAACCTAATACACCATATAATGAATTTAGAACCACCTTTTGAATTAACTGACGACTTTTGAAGTAAGTATACTTCTCATTATCACCAGCATCACCGAACTTCTTCATCAATTTTCTATACTCCACACGAGTATCGAACCACTTTTCTAACAGAGCCGGAATCAATCCTTTCTTATCACTACGATATAATACACCATTAGAAGATACTGAAACTTTATTATTATCAAAGAAATCTTTTAGTTCTGTTTCAGTAAGTTTACCCATCTCTTTTTCGCCTGACATAAGAGTATAAGTTTTCTTAGTTCCTTTCATAAACTCTTCAGCATCCCAACCTTTTAATTTACCCATCTTTGTTTCAGGCGATACATTCAGAGACATAATAACTGATGGATACATAGATGTAATATCTAAATCAAATACCCAATCGTGTTTACCTCTTTGTGGTGGTTGTACATAAGCACCAGCAAACTTCTCATCACTATTCATATTTGGTCTGGTTGGTTTATTAGGGGCTATCACTCCTAAGTTTTTTAGATAAACTAAAATAGCACCCTCTAAATAACGAGATGAGAAATAAACATCTTCATATGGAACGTGACCTACGTGACATACACCACGAGCCATATCAATTAAATCTAATTTTTCGTGTAATCTTCTTACAAGTCTAACATCGTGTATGTTATACTCTACAAATTTATCTATGTTATTTTCATATAAATCATTTAGTGTTCCACTATAATCAATTTTCTTTTCACTAAGTTCGTGTTCAGCTACAGCATCTAATCTGTAAGATGATAATTGAGTATAGGTAAATAATTTATATAGAGCCAAATAATCCAAACAACTAACACCAGCAAACATATATCTCTTACGATGTTTGTTCCATTTAACTTCTCTTATAGGTGATATTAGATTAGCTATATCCGAACCAACTATTTTACAAGCTCTGTTATATAGATATGGCATATCAAATGAATCTGAATTCCAACCTGTAATTATGGTTGGTTTCCAATCTAAATATAATAGAAAAAATCTTTGTAGTAAATCAAACTCATTTTCAAAAGATTCGATAATCACATTATCTTTTGATTCTAAACTGAGTTTCTTTTTCTCATCCAATACTAAACAATGATACTCATCTTCTTCTGAATTATGTACAGCAATCGCTGTCACTTTGTTTTTGGCATCTTCAGGATATGGAAAACCATCTGTTACTTCAACCTCTATATCGATTGTCATAATACGATGGCCTTTAGACATTTCTTCTGAATCTGTGTAATTGTCTACTAATACACGAGTTTCAGGTGGAACATCTGATTCAAATAAATTTGGTGTGTCGGGATCGAATCTATAAACCTTTTTAAGTTTATCTCCATATAAAGATATATGAGTTCCAGCCCTATCCTTTACATAAGCATATTTTTTATGTGGAAGTGTATAATAACCACTTTCATCATCCCATATATGAAACAATTGTTTTTTATTATCGAAGTAAACATTTTGGTACATTTAGATTATAAAAACCCCTTTTTCAACATTTAAAGTTACAAACAAAAACCATTAAAGTCAAGCTTTATTTTGATAAAAAGGGGGCTTTTGCAAGCCCCCCAAATTACCATTTTAAAAATTAACAGAAAGTCCTAAGTTGAAGTGTCTTGGTGTACCCAAAAATACTTCAGCGTTATGAGCTGCGTGAACTTTGTCACCATACCCATTGTACTTACTATTATCGACAGCATCCTGTACATAAACATTATCAAGTGCGTTAAACACGTGACCAGTTAGAGTTAAATCTAAACCAGCAATTTCTGGCAGTTTATATGCAAAATGCAAATCAAGTTTAGAATATCCAGGAGATTTCCAAACTTGTGCTCTGTCAGCGTCACCATCGACTTCACGAGAATCAGGACTCCAATCAGCATAGTGATTGTCGTATATCCTATAAAGACCCTGTAAACTAAGTCCATCGATTGGCTTTAGTGTAAGACCACCAACATAAGCAGTTTGTGGCATATCACCAACCATTAAACCATCGAGAGCGTATTCATACTCTGTAGAAGTCTGACCAATGATTTGATTATCATCGTTGTATTCCATCTCTGTATAATCACCTTTAGCATCGCCATCAAACTTCCAAGAACCAATACTTACTGCTACATCCAACTCAACCATTTCGTGAAGAGCAACTTTAGACTCTATCTCAAAACCGCTGTGACTTTGGTCAACACCTTTAAGATAAATAATATCTGTGTCGCCTGAGTCACCTTGACCTGTTGTTACAGATTTAGTAAGGTTTCTATCTTTCCATTGAGTGTTATAGAAACTACCTTTGATAGCAACTAATTCACTGTTATACTCACCACCGATTTCATTAGATATGAATTTCTCATTATCTGGATTCTGTGATACATTACCATCATAATCGATTACATTATCTAAGATTGGTGGTTTCTGAACATACCCAACATTGGCAAATGCTGACATTCTATCATCAAGATTGAATCTACCACCACCTTTAACTTGAAAGGTTGTAATATTATCAGCCTCAACTACATCAGCATCAACAGCAAAATGGTCGTGATAAGTATATCCAATTGTAGATACACCACCCATACCATAAAGGTTGAATTTTTCAGTATCATATTTACCTTGCACAAATCCACCTAACCAATCAACAGTAGTTTCGTTATGATAAGCGATAATATCACCTAACCTAACAACTTTACCATCAGCAGCGTTGTCATCAGCAAAATCAACATAATAGTCACCACCTAATAAATCACGAACTTCACGAGCGTGTTCTATACCAGCAGTTCTCCAATCAAGACCAATCTGAACTTCAAGTTCATCTGAAACATCATAGTTTAATTTAGAAATCAAACCATAAGTGTTTTGTCTATTGATTGAATTACGAAGTATACCTGTTGAGCGATTTTCTGTATCAGACCAAGCAGAATCTACATTAGCAGAGTTCTGTTCAATCTCAGCGTTCCAATCCCACATCCAAGGTGAACTTGCGTACCAAGCATTTCCTTCAACTGCAGGTATTCTACTGACACTACCATAAGTACCAGTTCCACCACCTGAACCACCAGACCAATAGAGTACAGAACTTAGTCTCATCTCATCATTGATGTCATAGAAATGGTTAAGGTTTACCAATGGTTTATGAAAGAAGTTTTCTCTTTCATTCAACATATTGGCATTATACCTATCGGTTGTTCTCGCACCATACATATACCAATACTGCTGGCCTTTGTATGATGGATCAACAGGTGCCCAATTTTGGTTGAAAAACCTACCAGCTTCGTGCTCAAACTTCTCACCCTCAACATAAGCTGAATCGTTGTATCCATCGATACTACCAGCTAACTCTTGTGAATAAGTTGCTATGTTCTGTTTATATAGGTTTTGTCCGTGCCTTTGTGGTGCACCAATTGCGTATAACTCAAATCGATGTTCGTCATTCATCTGATAGGAACTACCAAAGTAGTAAGCCCATGCGTCTGTCCAAGTTCCATCAATGAAACCATCACCAGTCTTACGAACTATTGTTCCACTAAGTGCCAGTTTGTCATTGATTAGACCTGAGTTATAGTTTAAAGTAGATTTGACGAATCCGCCTTCACCTACTTCTTGTTTTACTTTACC